CTGGTTCAGGTGCTGTGTATACTGGTTCAGGTGCTGTGTATACTGGTTCAGGTGCTGTGTATACTGGTTCAGGTGCTGTGTATACTGGTTCAGGTGCAATTGGTGGTGCCACTGGTTCAGGTGCTGTGTATACTGGTTCAGGTGCTGTGTATACTGGTTCAGGTGCTGTGTATACTGGTTCAGGTGCTGTGTATACTGGTTCAGGTGCAATTGGTGGTGCCACTGGTCCTGGGATTTCTGGTCCTGTGGGCACTTCAGGTGAAGGATTTTGTATTTGTTCAACACCTGTGTCAAATTCACTTGCATCAATTGGATCAATGCCGCCAGTTTCAACACCTGCAGCCACGGTTTCATTAAGGGCTTGACCTAATGCTTGTGTGCCATAGGATATGGCATAACTTAATGCAGCACCTTTGACTATTTGTTCAATACTTTCGCCCTTGACTGCACCCACAGTGGCATTGGCAATAGCGGCACCCAATGGGCCACCAAGATAACTTCCTGCAATTGTGGCAATAGTTTTCCAACCAATAGTGTTATTGACCAGTTTGTCAAATTGTGCAAATATGTCATCACCACCACTGTTACTAAAAAGAGTTGCTTTTTGTTCTGCATATTTGCGATTTATGTCACTACTGATTTGTTTGGCTGTGGCGTAGTTTTGATTGATCGATTGGTCAATGGCTGCCACTTGATTTTTATAGCTTACTGGAACAGCATTAGGTTGCCCTACAGGAACATAATTTTTTAAAGTATTACTGACATTTTGATTACTGGTGGATTTGAGCCACTGACCCGGTGCTCCTGTAACTATGTTTGCTGGTTGATAGATATAATCAGTGCCGTCTGGTCCAGTTCGTGGCACATAAGTTTCTTGTGGATTGTGGCTATAATTGCCGTATGACAAGGCCAAACTTGGATCTGCAAGTCCATTTTGATTGACCAATTGTGCTTTGGCATATTCAGCTGTGACTACTTTTGGTAATGTTGCTTCAAATTTGGCTGGATCTTTTGATAGACTGGCATAAGTGTTGGCTGTGCGTATATCACCGGCTTTCATGGCCAGGTTATAACCTACATCATTGGCCTGTTTATCAAGCTCAGTTTGAGTAATAATTTTGCCTGTTTGTTTGCCATCCTTGCCCAGTTCTCTCCAGGTGTTGTTGCCACTGTCAAAACTATACCAACCGCCCTTGTGGCCTGAAGTAGCGTCGGGTGGTATTGAATACAATGTTGCACCATTTGGACCATAAGTTGTCTTGGGCATGCCAGGCATGGTCTGTTGATCAGTGACAAATTTAGCAATATCATTTTGATAAGCAACTCTGGTTGCTATGTTTTTGGTAGTATTGGCAAGTATGCCAGCATTAACTGTGACACCATCAGTTTTGGCTTTGGCTAAAATGTCATCAACTTCTTTTTGCGAGCCGGCATTGTATATTTGTTGTGAATAATTGTCAGCCAAAAACCCTTGAGCTCGATCATTGGCATCTTTAAGATAAGTGGGATCCAATGGTGTTCCGGCTTTTTCAGCACGAGCCGCAATGTCAGCTACTTGTGCTTTGGTCAATGATGCGGCATTAGAGCCTCGTGTGATTTCATTTTTAAATTCTTGTAATTGTGCATTTTTGGCAGCCGTAGCCGCGGCAGTAATAATTCCTTGTGCTTGAGTCACAAGACCTGCGTCAGGAGTTCCACCAAGATCAGTTATGGCTTTTTTATAGTCATCAATTTGCTGTTGTGTGGCCGTGCCTTTGTTTATTACATTGTTGATAAAATTAGTTCTAACAGCTGATTGTTTATTAGCAATTTCTGCTTTGGCCGCACTATCAATAAATCCCTGAGCTCGAGTCACAAGACCTGCTTCAGGAGTTCCACCGGCCGCTGTTACAGCTTTGGTATATTCATCAATTTGCTGTTGTGTGGCCGTGCCTTTGTTTATTACATTGTTGATAAAATTAGTTCTAATTTGATTAGTTGCCGCGGCCTGTGCGGCCTTGATCTGTGCCTGTTGGTCTGCAAGTTGTTTTTGTGCGGCAGCGGTGGCCGCATCAAGATTAGTTTTGGCACTAGCAAACAATTTAGAATCTAGATTGGCACCATCACTTTGCAATTTTTGTTGCAATGATGTCAATTCATCTATAGTCTTGGCTGATTTGATCTGATCTGTGTATCCTTGTATAATGCTTTGTGTTTGTTTTGTAATGCTGGCCGGATCTAATGATCTACCAAGTTCAGCACTGGCCTGGTTGGCAATAGCATTGACATCTCGGATTGAAGTGGCGGCACTTAATTGTTGTTGATATTTTTGTAAACTTTGTTGAATGAATGGCTCTTTAGCCGTGGCAATGGATTGCACACTATATCCAACTTTGTCTGCGTTGGCTTTGGCAACCAATGCATCAATTTCTTTAATGCTGGTTGCTTTGCTTAAATTGGTGTTAAAATCTAATACTTTAGCACGATCTGTAGCCATAGTGACAGTGGCAGGATCCAGCACAGCACCACCAGCTTTGGCTTTGGCCAATATGTCGTTTATTTGTTGACTAGTAGTGGCATTTTTTAATTGAGTTGTAGATTCAGTTTTGAGTTTGGCCGTGGTAGCTGCAATAGCATCATATTGTTTTTTTGCCTGTTCAGCCAAGGCCTTGTCTGTGGCAGCCTTGGCGGCAGCAGCCTTTTCAGCAATGGCTTTGTCAGCGGCAGCTTTGGCTGTGGCTGTTCTAGCTTCTGTTTCTGCTCGACTAATTGCGGCCTGTGTATCTGCTTTGATTTTTGTATCTAGTGTAACACCGGCTGTTTTGGCTTTGGTTAAAATTGCATTGAATTCAGCCTGCGTTTTGGCCGCGGCCAATTGCTTGTTATAATCTGCCTGCAAGGCGTAAAGTTGTTGTCCGGTTAGTGCCATATTAATATTTACCAGGTTATTGTTTGAGCACCTGAGCCGTGAGCATTCGCAATGCCACTGTGGCTTCGGTAATTTGGAATTCTGGTATAGTGGCAGCATCAGAACCAAAACCAATGTTGATAAAGTAACGCCACAATCCTTTTGGCGGATTATCCAACACTGAAGTAAAATATGTGCTGATTGGTCCTATTGTTCCTGTGCCTGCGGTCACACTATAAGGATAGATTTTATAAGCCAAAGTGATATCAAAGTTAAACAAATAATCTGGGTTGGTAGGATCATTGTTGTTAAAACCATAATAACGATCCAGTTCTACCACAAGATAAAATGTCACAGGAGTGGTGCAAACGTAGTTCAACATTAATTCTGTCTGGCCGCCTAACACCACACGTTCACCGCCGCCTGTTACATTCACACGCACATCACCATCAGTTTGCACAAAGTTGTCATCATTTAATGGATCTGTTACATCAATACTGGTGCTGTAATAAAATACTTTGGCAGCACTTATTTCAGGGGCTTGAACTGTGATTGGCACAACACTTACCACAATCACATAGTCCACTGTGCATTCTACCACACCAACTTGTGATAAGTTTTCATTTCTGTTGGGATTACTGGATGGATAGGTGTTGTAGATATCATTGGTAAATCCAAAAATACTCAAACCATTACCGTTGCTGAATGGTGGCGCGGCTTGTGTTGTGGTAAAAGTATATTTGAATGTTCTTGAATCCAGCATTTCTGCTTGACTCAAATCAATTTCAGGCACATACAAGTTAGCTGTGGTAGGTTGTGTGTAAGGCTTACGAAAGTTGCCGGTCAGATACACAGTTTCAGAACCCACTGTGCCATCAAAACTTTGTCCTAGACTTGCCGGTCCAGACAACACATAATTTAAACCATCTAGAATGTCTTGTTCATTGCCAGATTGAATAGGAAATTGCATTAACGATCATCCTCAACTTGTGTGTATTGCCATGTGGTGGCACTACACATCCATACATCTGAATTGCCGGTGTTGCTTAACAATATGCTGTTGACACGAAATGCATTTTGATTGATCTGTGCCCAGGGATTGTAAACGTTGGTGTTGCCAGTGGCATCAATAGGTATGGTAATTGGTGGTTTGGCCACAGGAGTCGATCCTACTGAATTTGATCCTTGTATGGTAATGGTAATATTGCCAGGACTGGGTATAATTGCTATTTCATCCGAAGATGAAAATGGCACAGCACCAATGTTGACCACTTCGGGCAATATTCTATGCACCAACAGTTTGCCACTGTAGTCTTTGAGCAATTTGATATTGTCTCTGCGAAAGGTGCTGGTTATGTTGCCATTGGGATTGGCATTTGATGCAATAAAACCGTAACCAATGTCTTTTTGCACCAATTTTGTATTGGTTTGTCCCTGGGCATAAACAACAGTTCTGCTACCATAATTGGGTTGCCAGGTGTTGCCAGTCAAGGTGTAAATAGGAGCTTCACAACCCATGGTGGCACTTGAGACATTTCTAGGTGCATTCCAACAGTCAAGATCATAACGATAGGCCAACATTTTGTTGGGCACACCGCCTATGGCCGAACTGTCTGGATAATAAATTTCTATTTGATTCTTTTGTGTGTTGGTTTCCATAAACACACGATCATAATATTCTGGTGACAATTGATCATAAAACCAATTCTTCACACGTTGATTGCCAATGCCAGTAAAATCATTGCCATCAAATACCCAGATATCTCGGGCATCAATACCATAGACCAATTTGTCTGTGTTGGCCCAGGTATTGCTACTGAGCAGGCCACGACCTTGATTGTATAATCGCACACCCAAGATAGGTGCACTAGTTGTTGAATAGTTGATTGGCGAGAACACCACTGTGTCCCAGTAGCTACACAAGAACAATTGTCCGTTGGATGGAAACGCATCCACACAAGGACCACGAAGCGGAACTTCCAACTGGTTGGCCACGTTGACAATGGTAGGCACCCAACTGATGGGCGCTTGGTTTAGACCAAACGCTTGTGACCATTGCACAGTAACAGGATAATTTTCAACAGTGTCATCTAACAATGTCACTGTTAAATTGCCTGCTACCAGGATCGAACCCACGTTGGGAGTGTTGTATAATCGCATCCAACCTGCATAATATTCTTTCCAGTTGGGATTGTAGTTCCATTGATATATGGGACTGACTGTGCCTATTGTTCCAGCTGGATAAGCACCGCCCGGGACAGCATAGTAATTGAGATATGCGGTGGTGCTGCCTGGAGCAACTGTAAATGTGCCATTGTAAAAATTGTTTACATCGGTAATGACAATTTGTTCACCGGCTGCATAAACAGTAGTTTGGGTAGTCACAAAAGTCATTGTTTGTATGCCAGGTGTGCCTGAATATGCAATGTTGTTGAATGTGGCTGATTGTGCGTTGGAATATGGTATTAATGTGGCGCCAGGTGTGTCTGGCAAAAACATAGGTGGATTTAAACTGTCATTGAAAAAGACAATATTTCCGTTCCAAGCTTCTGTGATATTGGTATTTTGTGCATAACCAGTAAAAGGCACACCACCGGGAGTGATATCATACCAAGCGACTGTGTCAGAACGAGCATACCAATAGCCTTCGGTTGTGGCCACTATGAACCAGAATGTGCCATTTTGTCTAAAACCTGAACTGACATAAGTGGGTGTGCCTGTGATAGTGTTAAAAAATTCTTGATCACCGGCTACACTACGAATACCACGCACATCGGTTTCTACATTTTGTCCAGAGTTGTATTCGTTGGGACCCAAGGCCGTGCTGGGCACATCCGGTGTAAACGTCATCTTTGCAAATGGTATTCTTACTTCATCAAATCGTTGTGCCATACTTTTTTCTCATGTTAAGTCATTGCCTGAGCAATTAGAATTATTCGCCGTAGTTCCAACTGATCCACGCATTGGCGGCAGGATCCCAACGATACAAGTTACCATCAGTAGGGTATGCCACAGGTGGTTCCCATACCCAGGTATCTGTGTTCAAGATCCAAGTGTCCCAAGGACGAGGCAGATAGAATGCATTTTGTTCAGCATCATAATAATAACCTATACCTGCACGAACATTGGAATCAATTAGGATCCACATGCCCGGACCTGTTTCAGCTAAAGCGTCAACAAACTCTTGTTCTGCCACAATAGCATCTACAACACGACCATCTCTTACAAAAGCGTAATTTGCCATATATTATCCATTGGTTGGGTAGCTGATTATGATGATACCATCAGCACCAGAACCTGCGGTGGGACTGGTAGTGCCGCCACCAGTGTCATTCCAACTAGATCCACCACCACCACCACCTGAGTTAGTGTTGCCATTTGAACCACCCACTGTTTTTGATTGTGCTGTGCCTGCTGCGCCACCACCACCTGTGCCACCTGTGCCTGTGTAGGTATAACTGGCTCCACCGCCGCCACCTGCATAAGTTACACTGGCGCCTGATATTGAATAAGACAAGCCATTACCACCATTACCTGCAATAGTTGAGGCTGGAATGGCTGTTGAAGGTGTGTTGTTTGCACCACCGCCACCACCACCACCATAACCTGATGCACCACCAGGATTTTGTTGAGTAGCATTACCACCTGCAAAACCTTGACCTGATGTGCCTGCACCACCTGTATTTGTTGCTCCATTTGTGCCAGGAGTAGCTGCGCCGCCTCCTGAACCACCTGATGAAGCTGCAAAACTTCCGTTGCCACCAATTGCGCCACCACCTCCACCGCCCACAGCGGTCAGGGTAGTGACACCTGTGCCACTGAACACACTGTTGCCACCGCTTGATCCTGCGGCCGCATTGGTGCCTGTTTGTGCGGCGCTGCCTGTTCCGCCTAGGCCCACTGTGCAGGTGTAGGTGGCTGCTTGCACAGTTACGTTGGCTGCTTTGTAGATCAAACCACCTGCTCCACCTCCACCACCTCCGCGTGTGCCACCGCCACCACCGCCACCTACTACCAAGATTGATATCAAACCGGATGAGCCTACACTGCTTACTACCAAATTTCCACTTGAGGTGAAGGTATGAATCGTGTTGGCACCCACCACAGTCTTGGTTCCGCCAGTGGCTGATATGCCACTGGAAGGCAATGGTTGACTACTGACCAAGTTGCTGAGTCTATCCAGAGCCTTGTTAATAGTGCTGTTGCTGGCCAGACGTATACTCATTAATAAATCTCGCTGCCGTAAAGTTGAAATGCCACATTGGCAATGTTGGCTGTAACTCGCACAGTGTCAGTGGCTGCCAGTGTAACACCCAGGGTCAGAAACAGTGTGTCATTGGTCACCAGGTTGTTGTTGTTCACAATGTATTGACTGGTTGCACTGGCTGCATTGGCCACTGCCACTTGCACACTCACATTGGCATTGCCAACTCCACCATTGCAGATTGTCATACTGCTACACACAGCTGAGTTTGAACTGGGCACTGTGTATAAGGTAGTTGCTGTGTTGGCAGCAGGGGCGCTTTGGCCTAATACTTTGTATACTGTTGTCATGTTTTCCTTATCCTCCCATTAACAAGAATGGACTTATTGTGTCACCACCACCTGCGGCGGTTGAATTAATGGTAATTGTGTTGCTTGTGGCATTACCAGTAATAGTTATGTTGGTTCCAGCCGTGATGGTCAAAGTTGATGTGGCTGTGTTGGCCAATAGGTTTGTGCCACCTGCTGTTACAGTTGAGAAACTGTTGGTTCTACCTGTGGCACAGGCCACATTGCCCAAGAAGTAACTGGCACTAACGTTACCAGCACTAGTAATGTTGCCAGTGGCACTGACAATTCCTGTGCCACTGGTAGTAAAAACAATGTTGGCATTTGAAGTGCTGGCTGTCAAGGCCAAGTCACCTGCCACGTCAACTACCGCACCTGTGACAATTAAATTGGCACCGCTAATATTGCCAGCACTAGTAATATTACCTGTGGCACTGATCAAACCACCTGTTAATAAATTACTGCCTGTGATATTACCACTGGTAATAGTGCCAGTGGTGCTGATGGTGTTTGATCCAAACGCAGCCAAGAATGTGGCCACGTTGGCATTGCTGTATGTTGAGTTGGCAGTGATACCTGTGAGTTGGCTGCCATTACCAAAATAATAGGCACCAGTGATATTGCCCACAGCACTGACATTGCCCGAGGTATTGACCACAGTCAACGTGCCCACGCTGGTTATGTTGGGCTGTGCCGCTGTGGTCACTGTGCCTGCGGTTGTAGCTGAAGTAGCTGTGCCTGCAGAGGTGGCATAGGTGGCATTGGCCACAGTGCCAGTGACATTGGCACCTGTTAGGTTAGTCAATAATGAACCATTGCCAGTGAAATAACCTGCTGTGACATTGCCTGTGGTTGATATAGTGTTTGAACCAAATGCCGCCAAGAATGAGGCCACATTGGCGTTTGAATAGGTAGCTGGTAATCCAGTTAATTGTGATCCATTACCAAATATGTAAGCACCTGTGACATTGCCTGTGGCACTGATCAATCCACCTGTTAAGATGTTACCACCTGTTACATTGCCACTAGCGGTAATAATAGTGCCACTTACAGTGCCAGGAGTGTTTACATTGCCACCTGATATATTACCGCCTGTTTGAAGGCCAGTAACAGCACTGAGTAATCCGCTAGAAATTAAATTACCACCCAACACATTGCCGGTTGCACTTACCAAACCTGTGGTGCGTAAATTGCCAGCGGTTATATTGCCTGCGGCACTTACTGTGCCGTTACCCAGAGCACTACTGACATTGATCTGGGCACTGTTGATATTGATTAGATTGGCAGTCAGAGATTGAATCAGACCAGAGCCTGCATCAAAATTACCGGCTTCTATCTTTCCGCCGTTGACAGTGAGTATATTAGTGTATTGATTGTAGTAAAAATTTGAATTGCCTGTTAACACACCACTGTTGCTGAAAGCAACTTGTGTATTTGCAACCAAATTGGTAACTAAATTGCCAATTATGTTGCCACCTGTGACATTGCCAGTGGTGCTGATATTACCAGAGCTGGTCAAACTTGTGAGTGTGCCTACGCTGGTTATGTTTGGCTGTGCATTGGTGTAAACAGTGCCTGCCACAAGAGCATTGGCCACTGTGCCCGAGACATTGGCACCTGTCAGGTTTGATAGATACTGTCCACCGCCAACAAAATTAGCACCGGTTACATTGCCAGCAAATTGTCCTGTTTGACCATATATGCCTGCCCAATAATTGCTTGGGCCACCTAAATTCACTGTGGCATTTGAACTGGGTGTAATTGCAATGTTGCTTTGCCAACTGGTGGTCAAATCGTTATAACGCCAGGTGGCAATTGGAGTGCCACCACCTGCATCTAGACCTGATCCATCCACATTGGCACCAGTGGTTTGATTGTTGGCCACTGTGATTGTTTTGTCATTGGTAGTGATTACATTACTATTGATGGTTGTGGTATTGCCCTGCACAGTCAAGTTACCTGTGATAACTTGATCACCATACACAATTACATTGGTTGAAGTAATGTCATCACTGAACAAGTTGCCTAAAATAGTTACGTTGCCTGAGGTTGTTATGTTGCCTGCAGAAATATTGCCAGAAGTTGATATTGAATTTGATCCAAAGTTGGCCAAAAATGTAGCCACATTGGCATTGCTGTAAGCATCAGGCAGGCCTGTTAGTTGTGATCCATTACCAAAATAATACGGAGCTGTGACATTGCCATTGGCACTAATACTAGCATCATTGCCCAGCACTATTGTTTTGAGTGTGCCAGTGGTATTGCTTTGAAATACACCGCCGCCAGCATCCAAATAGAACCAAGATCCTACACCTATGTCATAGGGTGTTACAGGCAGTGCCACACTATTGCTGTATTGCATTTGCACATAGTCATAACCTTGTATTTGCATGCCTTGAGCAAACACAGTGGTTGCATTGACATTGCCGCCAAACACAGGCAAGTAATTGGCCACGTTGGCGTTGCCATAACCGCCAACAATGTTGGCAGCTGAAATATTGCTTAATTGACTGCCGTTGCCAATGAAATAGCCTGCTGTAATGTTGCCAGTGGTTGATACAGTGTTGCTGCCAAAATTGGCCATGAATGTGGCCACATTGGCATTGCTATATGTGGCCGGCAAACCGGTCAATTGGCTACCGTTGCCAAGCACATAACCACTGGTGATGTTGCCAGTGGTTGATATGGTATTTGAACCAAAATTGGCCATGAATGTGGCCACATTGGCATTTGAATAAGTGGCTGGCAAACCGGTCAGTTGGCTGCCGTTGCCAATAAAATAACCCGAAGTCACAATGTTGCCCACTGCGCTGATGTATCCACCAGCGGTGATGTTGCCTGAAGTGACAATATTGGTGTTGACTGGAATCGGACTAGGATTTGTGTTATACAAACCTGTGTTGTTGTTTGCTGGAACGGTCACATTGCCTGTTGATGATGTGCCATACAGTCCGGTAGAATTGCCTGCCATAGTTGTCCTTGTTATTTTACAGCGTATTGACGATCACGTCTGGGCTGGAATATACTGGTTATTCGAGTATGTCCGCCGGACCATTTACCTAGACTGTTTTGATATGTCACTGTGCGCCAAGCTTCATCCCATTTGGCTTTATACACGGCTGCATCTTCGGCACTGTGTCGTTTTACATAGTATTCAACCAGGCTGCCGTAGATATAGCCTTCGGGCCAGGTTTGCAACACTGGATTTGACTGAACAGTTTCTGTTGTGCTACGGCTAACATTGGTAACAGTGCCTGCTGTGGGTATGCCGCCTCCGGTCACTGTGCAGACAATACTGGTGGCACTGGGTATGCCGGTGATCACTGCTACACCGCCAGTGGTCAATGAACCTGTGCCGGCTGTGGCAGTCACTGTGTCTCCGACCACCAGTCCGGTCACATCGCTCATGCCAGTTATGGTTGCCGACCATGGACCAGCACCAGTGATTGAGCCCACTGTGCCTGTGGCACTGATCAAGGTGCTGTCTGTAGTGGGTGTAAACAACAGATCCCATGCACGATAGTAATACAGATTTAAAATGGCGCCTTCGCCCAGATACGGCAAGAATTGATAGTTCTGTCCCACTTCACTGAACTTGCCACGTATGACCTGTGGCACATTGACCGGTGTCAAATACAATTGAGCAATCAAGCCCTGTGTAATGATATCTCTGTCACCAATACGATCGTAAACAATCCAAGGACCTGTGTCGTTGGATTGACCTGTGTTGCCTTGATTGAAAAACAAGATTGGCTTGTTCATATCACTAGGAATAGGCATCAATTGATCCTCACCAACTGTGCCAAATGTTTCATATGGATCTGTTCTCAAGGCTGGTAATTCAATGTTACGCATGGCCAATTCAGCCTGGAATATACACTGCTTGATTTCTGTGTCGTTGGTGCTGCCGGTAAAGTCTTGGAGATAGTTTACAAGTGAGTCAGCGTCGGGTATAATAAAACTCATTGTTAGAGTCCTTTAAAGAATTTTGTTTCTCCAGATCGAGCTGGATATGCTACTTCAATTGGAATAGGCAATCGACCACCTGGATAACAAATATATTCGGGATATTCCTGTTGCACAACTCGATAAAATTGTGCTTTTAATGTTCGGTCATTTTTCAACACACTCCAGGGCATGCCACCAAAATATTGATCACTGATACGAATAGCTACCACATCGGGCAAGTCCATCCATTTGTAGCCCAATTTACCGTCAGGCATGATTGGTGCTAGTGGATCGTGCCAACCCGATTCGGCTTTCTTGCGATAGTCGGCACAGCACAGGGCAATGTATTCGGCATTTTGCTGTTCTCTGGTGATGTAGAATTTGCCGTCCTGTCGTCCTGTGGTTGTTTTGATATTGCGACTGCCATTCCACCCGGTGCGTTTCCAATCACCCTTCATTTCACGGTATAGCCGGTCATTTTTACCCAACAAGCGGTCTGCAACACCATTGTGCGGGGTAATCATGCCACCTGCGTCTTGGCGCAGGTAATTGTAGTCATAATCTGCTTGTGATACGTCAATAATTTCGGGTTTGTTGGAATCTAGGCTCATAGTCTTATTTAGTTGGGCTGGTGAATACAGGGTTTATACAAACAACAAAAGGCCCGAAGGCCTTTTGTGTTGCAATTACCAATCTTGCGATTAGTAAGTGTCGCCAGATCCTGCGTTGGTTCTTTGGACCAAAGCACTTGGACGAGCTGTAGTTACATTCGCACCTGATGTAGAGATGTTGTTTAACATGCCCACACCAGCTGGGTTGCGAACTATCAAAGTGCCTTCCATAATAAATTGATCAAGTGACGCATCAGCGTTACTGAACACTTCATTGTTGGGTCCGAGGTCACGCAAGCTGCCCCACTGTAACACTTCTTCGTTCAAGAAGTAGATGCTGTTGCTAACACCAGCTTGATCCATAATCCAGCTATCAAAAATTTCATATGTGTAATTGAAGTCGCCTTCGTAAGTCTGAATTGTGTCGCCACGCTCAGAATTTACACGGTTGATGGTTCTTGAAGTTGGGAATGTATCACTCAACATTGTGCGTAAACTTGTAGGAGCCACAATAGTGCGGATCTTAGCATTGTAACGCTCTTCAGCAGTGGTCACCAACTGTTTGTAGATGATTGGGCTGAACAACTGGTTTGTGAATGTGCCAGTGTAGTATGTTGTGCCATTGCTGTTTACTGTAAAAGTGTTGGCAGTTGGGGTTGAACTGTCGCTGGAAGCGTTGTTCACGTTGGTTGTGATACCAATGGTTGAATTGGCAGCTGTGGTGTTGAATGACTGAGTGCCTGCGAAGCTGCTCAATGATCCCATACGACGACCAGTGTATTGTGCTGTGTTGCCATAGGCACTGGTTGCTGTTCCAGCTTGGCCACCGTATTGGGTGCCGATCTGGTCTGCGCGAACCAACTGTTGTTCCACGTCAAACATGAGTTCAATCAACTGTTTTACTTCTTGGTAGGCCTGAGGATCACCACCCGACTGCATTACTGCACGGGCTGTGCCAGAAGCTGCAACAGTGGTTGCAAAAATCTGTGTGTAGTTGGCCAAGTTGAAACGGCTGTTGCTTTCTGCATTGGCTGTGCTCACAGGTGCACCTTCTTGCCAGGCTTGAACATCAGGCAAACGATAGATGTCGTCTGTCCACAGGGGCAAAGTTGAGTTAACTTTGCGCTTTTTGGTCATACACATGTTCAACACAGGTGTATCGTCTTTTACACGATTGGATACGTCTAGATCTAAGTCTTTGACAACGATGTCAGCGCCATACGCTGTAGTGCCGTTACCAATTTGACTTGTTGTAATTTCTGCCATGTTATTCTCCTTGAATATAAGTTAGGCTAAATCTCAACGACCGCCTCTTGCATTTCTAATCTTACTTAGCTGTTGCATGAGTAGGTTGTCTGCGGCTTGAATTCCTTCTTTGCCGCCTTTCTTGGCTTTTTCACGAAGGCTATTGATTGAATCTTCTTGACTGCGAGTGTTGGGAGTGGACGTTTTACGACCAGTCAAGGATGCGACACTGGTGCCGGCCTGCCGGGTTGTGCTACGATCACGGAACTTGAGACCATCACGGACTAGAGCCAACAGCCCTTCGTCACTGCTGATCAAGTCCAGGTTCTTTATGCCCGGCATGATTTCACCTTGTGCTTGGGGCCAAATCTTTGTGATCTTGTCACGCAGTTCATTGTAGACATATTCGTTTTTCAACTCCTTGTCTGTGAATGCCTTGCGGTTACGATCCAAAACTTCGGCCACCTGTTGACGACGAATATCCTTGAACTGTTCTACAGCAGGTTTTATTTGCTGTATAATTTGGCTCTGTTGCTGTATGTAACGCTCGTTCTGAGCCATACTGGCTTGGATTCTGGCCTGTTGACCTGGATCCTGGGTTTGAGCCAACTGTTGTTGGAATGTGGTCTGATAATTTTGTGTTTTAACAATTTCATCATAGGCCGCTTGTAGTCTGGGTTGCACTGTGAATTCCATGGCCAAGAGTAAACCTTCTTGACGCTCTCTAGTGCCCTTTGAGTATTCCTCAAATTCACTCCGTTCAATTTTCAATTGTCTTGCTTCTTCGTGAATCGCTCCACCTTGTCCTAGGATGCTGGCAGCTTTCTTGGCGTCGATCACTACTTCTTTACCGTTACGCATAAACTTGAACTTGGCGTTCGGATTAGTTTCTGCGAATTCAATAAAATCAATTAAGTCATCTTGGCTGGAGTTTGTGTCTGCAGAGTTTACCTCAGGTTCTTGACCTTCAGGGACTTCTGGTTCCACAATGCTGTCTAGATCATCGGAGTCTAGTTCTGCGACTTCTGGCTGGGCATCGCTGCCGTCGGGTGCCACAGGGGATTCTGCATTTGCCTCAGCAGTTTCACCTGTCACGGGTTGGTCAGTAGCACGAATTTGGTTACGCTGTGTCATTGCTTTCATAGCGTCCATCTTCGCGGCTATTTGGTCTAAACCAAGCACCGCAGTGTTTTCATTGGCCGCACTGGATTCAGTGTTAGGCATGAGATTATCCGTCATAAGACTTCTGTTCCTTTAGAGTTAGGCGCGGGTTCTGTTTGCAGAGTTACCACGCGATTTTTCATATACACCGCTCGTTGGAGCGAAGCTACAAAACCGTCAATACCAGCAAGTTGGTTGGAAAGTGCCACTCGCTGATTGTTATTTTCTTCTGTGTGCCCTGTGATAGCTGTAAGGGCATCTGCTATTTCAAACTTGTGCTGATGTATAAACATGGCCAAGTCTCGATTTTTCAACAGGGCTTCAGCATTGGAGCCTTGACTTTTGACACGATCCAGCTCACTGGCTTTCATGGTCTTGATTGTGTTTAAATTCACAGTCAAGCGTGTGTTAAACGCATCAATGGTTTCTTGTGTCAGCATCAGTTATAAACTTTCGGATTGCCTTGTGCCATGGCCATAAAGTCCAATTGACTTTCAGCATCTGTGCCTTCCAATTCGGCCTTGACCTGTGTGGCCCGGGCTGCATTAAGTTCTGCAACTGAAAGATCTTTCTTCTCGGCTGGTGTTGGCTCTTTGCCAGCGGCAGCTTTTTGTCCTTGTTCAATCATGGTCTTGACTTCTTCATCGGTTGGCAAGTATGTATCACAGTCTTTTACGCCCAACACATAAAGTGTATCAGCATAGGGCTTTTTAATCTTCTTGAACATTTCTGGAGTCAGGGTGCCTTGAGTGGCCATGGCTTGAACAGCGGCGTATAATTGTGTTTGTGTTTGCACAATGATCTGTTGACGCTGTAATTGGTTCTCTTCACTCATCATGCCCAGGGCCAATTCAATATGCATCAGCTTGCGATCACAAAAGTTCATGTCATCCCAGGCTGCATAGTCTAGGTATACAGGCTTTTTGTCAGGGTGATACATGGCTGCCAGTTTTTTAACACTGTAGTCATCACCGTATTGTATTAAGGTGCGCCATACCAACCAAATGGCTTCTTTGAGTCCATCAGCGGCATTACGCACAGCGTTGTCTTGTATGATTTGGTTAGGGCCCAGTGCCATTTGTAGCTTGGCACCCGAGTTACCTGCTGCCATAACTTCAGGATTGAACACGTCTTGCGGTGTGGTCATGCCAATAATGGCCTGTGTGTCCTGTTGCATACGGGTCATTGCATTGTCAATAAAGCCCAAGTTGCCACCGGGAGGCGGTAATGGATACACGTCAGTGGCTGGATCAAATTTGGGATCCAAGATAAAGATGGCTGCTTCGCCATCTTGTAGCATTTCAAAGTCCACCTTGTCTGGTTTGACACCTAGACGTGGTGTTGCTGTCAGCAAGCCCAGTAAGATCTCTGCACGATGACCACTAGTCATGTATTCCTGCATGGGAATTACACTTTCCGCAATGCTAAATCCATAGAAGTTGCCAGGCAATGGCTTGGGACACATGTTGGCCACTGGAATGAACTCCACTTCCTTGGCACTGATAATGTAGTTACCGGAGAATACTATTTCAATCAGTTCCAATTCGCCATCGCCGTCAATGTCGTAGCGGTCCCAAACAGTTAAAATTGTAATTTGTCTTGAATCTGGATCTGAGCCTACACCGGACTCAACAGGTATGCCCATGACCGGCACTGAATCTCTGGCATGGATGGCCAAGTTGTTCAACACTGAACCGGCTTGGTAAGCACCGTTTTGATTGTATTCGGCAAACTCACGGAACTCTTCCATGTGGTTTTGTATTTCTGGATACAGTTGCACAGCTTCCTGGATACTCATTGGATCGTAAAATCCGCAGAACGCTTGGTCTTTCATTTCTTGCACAGTGGGATCACAGATCCAGTAGTGTTGTGCAATGTTGCGGAACTTGACATGCAAGCTCCAGCCTGTCAATTTGTATTTGGCCGTGTAGATTGTGTTGCGGGCAATGGCTTGACTGATTGAATCTTCTTGAGCTTCGATCAAGCCTTCTGTGTCTTGATCCATTTCGCCTACTGATTCATCGGAATCAATGGCTGTGCCCAACTGGGCCAAATGTTCATCTATCATGCCTTGTGCGTGAGCTTGTTCAACTCCGCCCATGTTGGCCTGTATTTCTTGCATGACTTGAGCCATGTCTACATTTTGTTTTCTACGGCTTTGGCGTAGCACAGTAAGACCTGACTCTTGGGCCTGTGCTTCAAATGCTCGCAGTTGATCTGCTGTGCCAGTGCTTTCCACATAGCGCACAATTTGTTCACGCTTGGGCAACACCATCAGCATGCCGTTTTTGTGCATACATGCGTCCATGATCCAACGCTGTAAGATAAAGTGTGGATCATTTTCTTCGTTCAACACACGGCTGACCATGTCGGTAGCTTGACGTGCGGCCACATCATCTTCCTCGGTGTCGGGAACAAAGTTAAAGTTGATTTCGCCTTGTGGTGCCAGACCCTTGGCGATCACTGCTGTCACATAGTCCACGCAGGGTTTGACCACTGGGTGTATGTAATCGATACCGTTGACTGGTGCCGTTGATTCATTCACTGCCAAACATAGATAGTGATAATCACTGGCTCTGTTGACAGCATTTTTTGTGCCCAGGTAACGCAGGTAAGCTGCACACTTGGTGTCTAGTTGCCCTTTAAGTCGCACAAAACGACTCAGAGTAGAGTTGTTTTGATTTAGTTGCATTAAGACTTTATGTTTGATATCTAACATTAATAAGGATCCTGTATCAGTTATTTAGTTGGATCCTACAATTGTGACAGCTTAGTGAATGCTTTTGACTGTGACCCAGACCTGTGATCGATAAATGTCGCCACGCCGTTCGGTTTGAGCCACAGCCCAGTTGGTCACACGCAGACTCAAGTGTGTGACTGCTTGTGCTTCAACTCGGGCCTTGAGCAGAGCCTGTTGCACACTGGCCGCTGCCGTGGCAGCTTCTCCAGTGATCAATCGGGTGCGAACAAACACCGGTTCCGGCGGTTGAGCCAGATCCGAGCCCGAACCCTGAAAACCCCAGGCCGCGTAACTCACAAACAACAGGGCTAAAATAATTATACGCATACACACAGTATAACACAATTAGTTGCCGGGGTCAAATACTCGTTTCCATTCTGAATTGGGCTGAGTTTTCTGCACATAACGGCTACGCTGTGCGGCCATGCGCTCACGGGGAGTTCGGTTATCCCACGGTTCGGCTATGTTGTTCAGGCAACCCAATAGGGCATAACGGGCTGAGTCTATGGTGTCATCTGGATCCGAAAATCTGCCCTGTGGATCCACATAGTAGTTTTGTGCTTCGCGTAGGAAATCCACACAATTTTCATTCACATGGAAAGTGCCGGCTTCCAGCATTTGACGCATGATGTTGATGCCAAAACTTTTGTGATTGGTGGTTCTGCCTTGATCATCCGGAGGATTCATTATGGGTTTGGCATGCACATTGAGTTCATACTGTTCAAATAACTCTCTTATGGATAACGCTGACATGGTATAACGGCCCTGTGTGCCGCCATCTGGAGGCAACACAATGGGTGTGCCAAACACTTCAGGCCGCATGAGATGGTTGATGTAATTGGTTGGATTGGCTTCTTCAATGCCACTTACACAGATCTGTCTGTGCAACCAAGCTTCACGCTCTAAGGGATTCCAATACATTAGGCTAATAACAGTTCGATCGTTTACCAGGCCCAGGTCCAAGGCTATGATCCTGTGGATGTTGTTCATTTCTCTAAAGTTGTAGTCACCGGTCTTGTAGACAGGCCAGTTACGGATTTGAAACACAGCACCTTGACCCATCACAGGTTTGCCGGCAATACGAGCTTCACGCTCGTGTGGCAAGTAATCACGCTCTAGCTGAGCACGGGTTTCTTTCAACAAGAATGGTTCACCCCATGGATCATATTCCGGCACATCTGACCAAGCCACTCGGATAAAGTCATAGCCCGCTTCTCGATTCCAGAACTTTGATACCAGGCCGTTGAGACCTTTGAGTGGTGTAAAACTGCACAGGATCTTGCCCTGTGTGGTGGCAGTTCTGGTCACAATTTCACTGAAGAAGTCGTCGGGTGGTTGTTCATCAAACACGGCCAGGTTCAGTTTGAATCCTTGCATTTGTCTAACTTCTTGTGTGTAGTTGGCAAACAACAAGTAACTTTTGCCTTTGGGATGCCTGATCTCAACGCCCATACAGTTGGCACCATCCGATCGCATGGTGTCCGTAATGATCGAATCACGGGGAATAGCACCAGTTCCAATGGCATCGCGAATCTTGACATCTTGAGTGCCTAACAGTTCATTTTGCAACACCATGGCCACCTGACTCCAACCTTCACCGGCCACCATGGCTGTGATGGGATGATCAAATCTGTGTCCGGTCCACCACTCGGGATACAGACCTGTGAGATGCATGGCTGTTTCGTAGCAGGTGCTGACTGTTTTGCCAATTCGGTTGGCTGCCAGTATGCCTCTACGATCACTATCGGCTGTTTCAAAGAATCGCCGTTGATGATCAAACGGCCTAAAATATCGCAGCTGGTTATACTGCATATCATTGGCCACTGCAATGCTCAGCTGTTGGAATTGATCCTGCGTGACCGAATCCATCATGCCTAAACTTTCCAGCTTGAGGTCATTGCTTTCCAAACTGTATCGCAAGGCACGGCGCATCAACACACCAGAGTCCAGCATGTCAATCCTTCAGATCACAGTGTATAGAGTATATAAGATTCAGTGCAGAGGCCAGGCTCTCAATTTCTTGTGCCATCAGTTCCACAGGTTGATCCTTGCGTAGGCCTGTTTGTAGGCGTTCAGCAATGAGCCGCATACAGTGTTCAACTTGTCCAGGAAACTTGTGGTGGAATGCTTCTCTGTGTGCAGCCATGACCTTTTGTTCGATCCTAACATCTGCTGCACGAGCCGATTCTGCACGTTGATATGCCTCAGGATCACGCATCATTGTTCGTTGCCTAAATCCCAAGGATTACGCAATTCGCCACCTTCCATGTTGACAAACTCTCTGTCAACCCACATTTGCCAGTGATTGGTGTTGTTGACTCGCATCTTCTGCATTAGCGCACGAAGGTTACGACCCTGTGGAGTCATGGTGCCATCTCGACGCACCACCACTTGTTCACCGGTCCGGGGATCAACCCAGCTCATCAGCTCAGGGCGCATCTTGCCAAACTTGTCCATTTTCTCACCAATGGGACGCGGTTCAATAGGTCCCAACACTTCGTATGAGATCATACCGTTCTTATACTTGCGAAACACAGTGTGAACCTTACGGCCTCTGGCACGATAGTCCGTATCTGGATGTGGAATAAACGGTGAGTAAAATTGGTTTTGTAATTCTGATTCAGCCGGCAAGGTCGCATCACGGACCGGCACTGGTTTTAGGTCTTCCACTGGCACCAGTTCAGCTCTATCAATGTAGGGGTTCTCTCCTGAGGTAAATTTCTCATCCACTGTTTCACCATTCAGCACATCCATGGCCACTTGATATTTTAATTTCTGTGCGCGACCTTTGAGATTCAAGGTCAAGCCGGTCTGGTCATACACAAAGCGTTCCAGTTCAGTGGCTGTGGGAAAGTCATTCATCAAGCCTTCCAGGTCATACTCGGTTTCGGTGCTGGTTTTAACAATGGTTTCAGCCACCTGTTGTTTCACTGTGCGGACTTGATCTGGATCCACAGGCTGTTCATTCCATGGATTGGTTTCAGTGGCAGGGGTGGGTTCTTTAGGGGTGGGAGTTGTTCGTTTCATTTCAATACCTTTCTATTCTATTGCTACAAACTGACAGGGACCTTCCCCATCAGTGGACTACTATTTATCGACGGGTGATCTTGCCAGGTGTGCGACTCTTGACATTATACAAGGTGCCACCAGCTGTGGGGTTACGACTGATGCCTGAAGTCTTACCACTGTTGGGACTGAGGTTCTCTACACCTGGATTGATCGAAGGCTTGGTCAGTTCGCCACGGTTGGCCACTGCGTCCATCACAAAGTCTGCCAGGGCAGTGCGCTCATTGCCACCGTCCTGTTTGGCCTTTATAAAGTCTTGACGCTTGGTGCCATTGTCACCATTGCCTGTGGTAGGACCACGCTTTTGGTTGATGGGTCTGCTTTGCATGTTTTTTGTAGTTGCCATTGTGTTTTCCTTACGCTACTGTGTAGCCTGATAATTCGGATACTGTGGCAGCCGCGCCCTGTATCTGTGTGGGATAAGCAAAAGCTGATCCGTCGACGGTGCTGACTTGAAGTGCCACTGACACTGCATTGGCTGTGGGCTTCAAGTAGGTGGTCATCAAGGGTGTGCCAGCAAGGGCTTGAGGACCAATGGCAGCACCAGTGGCTGTGTTGATCCAACCGTAACGAGCCGGTGTTGACGTGACGTTGACAAAGCCGTTGAGTTGATAGGCTATGTTGGCCACGTTGGCACTCAAGTTAAACACACCAGTGGTGGTGTTGGCTGTAATGGCATTGCCCACATTGGCTGTAATGGCACTGTAGGTCACTGTCTGTGGACTTGCTGTTGTGGAATAATACACAGCGCCGGTTTGTGCAGGAAACACTGTGCCACTTGCGGCAAAACTCAATCCGGTAGCAGGACCACTTGTGGTCACAATGTTGGCTCCGCCAGGGGTGGCGCTCAATTGGAATGTGCTGCTTTGGTCTGTGTCAATGATGTAGTAAGTGGTTGGATCGGTGTAGCCTGTGATGGTCACGTTGCCGCCAATGGTGCCCGAAATGGTAACGGTGTCACCCACATTGTAACTGCGGAAAGTGTCACTACTGAATGTGCCAGCGGTGTCAGTGATCTGCACATCTGTGGGTTGCACTGCAGGAATGGTTGTGACTGTGTTGATGGTGAACAGGTTTTGACTGCCTGTGTTGATGACCGTTTCTACAGCAGGAGTAATGGTTGTTGGCATATTAGTTTCCTGACGAAATGATTGCTACTGGTGTGATATACAAGTTGGCTGTGCCGGAACTTGTGATACCGGCCACAAACAATTGGTTTGCAGGAGACTGGTTAAAGCCGCTGGCTGTGGCAAGATATATGGTGTCATTGTGTTGCACTACCACGCTGTTGCCAGTTGAGGTGGCATTGGCAATGGTGGCTGTGGTAGTATTGGCTGTGCCAAAGTTTACAAATGCATCCACATTGGCATTGTTGATGTTGTCAATTTTCAAGTAGGTTGAGGTCACTGCACCTGAACTCACAATGTTGGCCTGCACACCGGCGGTGTTGGCACTGAGAAAGGTAGTAGGACCAAGAGGTCTAAACACAGTTGACATTATTGTTGATTCCCTTTGGTTGGACCACGTCCAGAATTGATTGAATCGGGATTGCCTCGGTAATTCTGACCTGAACTAGGCATCCAATTTCTTGTGCCACCTGGTGTGCGGACTTGGCCGCCACGGTTGATCGAATCACGCACTGAACCTTGAGCAGGCACAGCAGGCACTGCACTGTATGGAGGACATGCAGGTCCTACATCACCACAGCCCATGTTGCCCTTTGTTGGACCACGTCCTTTGTCGATATGGTCTGGTGATCCGCTTGGTTGCTTGCTTGGATTGCCTGCGTATTTGGTCAAGGCCTTGTAACTAGGATGGTCCTTGTTGCTCATGCCGTCGGCATAGTCTGCTGAATCATACTGCCATGACGCTGTTCTAGCTGTGGTCATTGATTTTTTCATTTTGTTTTTCCTTTGGACTTGCTGTCTTGTTTCATGGTGCGACTGATCTTCTCGCCCATTTTCTTTTTCTTACCTGCCACCGCATACGCAATGGCCACAGCTTGTTTTACAGGCTTACCTGCGGCCACTTCAGTCGAAATGTTCTTTTGGAAGGCCCGTTTGCTTTTGCTTTTGTCTAGTGGCATAATGTTATTATTTAGTTGATTCGTTCAAACTGGCCAGTTTAGCCAGGGCTTCTTGGAATGCTGTTTGACGTGCTGTGACCAGGTCCTCACTTTCGACCACCGCCACTTCGGTCTTGTCTGACACCATTTTGGCCAGCAAGATCTTCTCATAGTCTCTTACGCCGGCATGGTCTGCACGATTGATTGCTGCGGCATAGCTGATGGCCACTTGTTCTGCAAAGCTGCGGCCCACATGGTGTTCAATGTGACCCACAAGGTCTTCCAAGGTGACCTTGGTGGTGCTACCCTTGGGGCGGCCTGCACCGGGTCGGGCACCACCGCGTGTGGGTGCGGGTGTGCGGTAGCGTGGCTTGGCATCTGTTTTCATATAGGATATTTATGATAAAGATTCCGTGAGCGGCTCGAATCGATACAAAAAAGCCCACTTCGGAGGTGGGCCAAAACCTTTTAGTCTGAGGAGGCTTGAGGTTTTAATCTCAACAACAAGGCCCTTTCGGGCCCTGCTTATTTCATTTTTGCTTCTATCTTTTGTAAAACTTCTGCAATCTCTCCTAAATGATAACTTATATTATACAAGTGATCTGGAGTTGTCATTCCATCATAATGATCTTTTGGATTCATATCCAACTCACTGATTGCATTGGCAATTTCAACAATTGAGCTTAGACCTTCTAATGCTTCGTGTTCTGCGCCTGTAAATGTTTTCATAGTTTTTGCCTCCTCTTTAAGTTAAACTATGCTTATAGTATAACAGGTCGTGGCGGCACAGTCAATCAGTTCGGCAAAATTACCGTTGTGGTAAAGGATTGGGATTGGGATATCGTTTGCGGTTGGGCACACGCACCGGACCAGGTCCGTTGTGGGGTTCTTGATTCAAATTCATTGTATAGTTGTCCTTTGGGTCAGGTAATCCAGTTCGGTTGTGCTATACATGCGTTCGCATACCTGTGCCAAAAACTCACGTTCTATCACGCTCAAGGGTTGATTGGTTCGCAATCGTTCAATCAATGCGGGCATGTCCAAATGGGCCATAGGGTTTCCTGGGTTAGATAACTATTTAACCATGCCTGCAAGAAAACCCAAACCTTTGAAACTACGCCGTCAAGTTTGGTCTAGACGCACGGGTGTTTGGATCCTGCTGGGCGAGCGTGATTATCTGCGTCCTGTTGAAGTTGTCGAATTCTGTCATGCCTGGCTTGCTCGCGCAGAAAAGCATCCACAATCATCAGTTCTGCCGCCATAACACCCTGTTGTTCGTAAAGGCGTCGCATGTGCATTTGTAGTTTCAGTTGTTCAAAGTTCATTCTGCGGCCTCCAATTCATTCCAAAGTTCTTTGGCCCAATCTGTAGCATTGTCAAAGCATACTTGTTTAAAGTCATTATCCAATTCTTGTGCTTGACAATATGATACCCAATCTGCGTAATCATTTTCTTGAGCAAGTTCGTCAAGATATTGATTGCTTTTAACAATTAAAAATTGTAATTCGTTCATTCTGCGGCCTCCAATTCTTCATCTACCAAATCAACAGCATTGTATCCAAACCCATCTGCGTCTTCTACGCAACATAGGTCTTCAACCGTATACTCCTGGTTGAGATACTGGGCAAGTTCTTTCAGTGTGCTAAATTTCACAGTCTCTATACGCTTGTGATATTGACCAAAAATAGTGTATTTCATTCTGCGGCCTTCTTAAACATTGTATTCTGTGTCAGCGTTGGGATCACGCATTTTAAACACAATGTCGCGAACATATTCGCGATCAAAACTATCAGCATCAAAAGGAATGTGAGCCAGAGTTGGATGTGCCCGACGGATCTCAATGGCCTTTTGGATTTCGTCCAGGGTAAAGTTGTAATCATACAGGCCGTTGGCACCGTAAAAACTCAAAACATATTGCGGAAACTCTGCCATGTAGTCTGTGTGTGTCATCTCATGCTCCTTGAAGCGTTGTTAATAAGTGTATAGTATAACAAATGGGCCATTTTGTGTCAACGGGCCCAGTGTTGTGTTTACGCAACAAATTTAAAATTGTGTCCCAAGCCCTGTTCATAACGACGAATGTGGCGGTGATATTCTGCGGTGCAAAAACGAGCGTAGGCTGGAAAATCACGAGCAATCTCCTCATACCAGTTGCGCAAAGCGGATTCTACCACTGTCAACGGCTGGCGATAGAAACCACGCATCAGCAAAGCATTGTAGTTGGTCTGTAGGTGTAGCATGGTCTGGATGGTGCGAATACCCACACCGTCTGCAGGGTCCCAGTTTTGGATTTTGGCACCTTCAATACTGCCAGATCTGATCATCTCACGATAGAAGTCTGGATTGTAGGGCTGATCACTCAAGGTGTTGGGATTCAATTTAAATCGTTTGCAGATTGCCCACGAACTGGGCGCACTTGCGGTTGTGTTAGTATTGTTAGTATTAGTATTAGATACCATATAAAACTTAACACCACTACGACCTTTGACTGTCACTGCGACCATTTGCTACTCCAAGTTGTTTAAGTGTTAACAGTATAACAAAAGGGTTATTCCTGGTCAACCGTCCGAAAAAGTGTTGTTTTTTTACAACAACACACGCCGTGCTAAATACTTGTGTGCAGGAGATCCTTTTTCTAGTTAATCAAGGTGCCATGCACACAGCCTATCTACATTTAAGTCTCCAACTTCAAAACCGAACGGCGGGAAAAGCACTATAGAAATATAGTGCTTTTTTTTGACTTGACTAAATAACAGTGGAGATCGATTATGTAGACAAGGTTGGCACGCCGAATAACAATTGTGCTGGTGAATCCGTTCTGATGTGTGACGGCAACCAATTCGCTGATATCTACACAGTGGCTTTTGCGCACTACTGAAGAGTAGCCTGAAAGAATAGTCCCATTAGTTGAGAACCCTGACGAACGGATGACGATTTGCGTGATCGGAATGGTTAGAAGATTACTATTGCTATGAGAACAAACAGCCACTGAGATGTTCTCTTAAAAATCGCGGCAGGTCCGGGCAAGCGTTGAGCCCAAGCAATACTTCGAATACTTGCAAACACCTGCTGGCAACGACCGAGCAACTCACTCGTCAAAGATGCGCCACTATTTCGGATAGTGGCACTCTGATCAATCTATCTGTCAAATGATCTCTAAATAATAAAAAGAAAACAATTGAGCTACGAAGTTGCTCAATAGATCTCGCAAGAGATCTCCGAATGTGTTATTATCAACTTATGAAATATCAAGAATACCAACTGACCAAGATGCCATATGGCAAGTATAAGGGTTTTTTCCTTAAGGATCTTCCTGAAAATTATTTGCGATGGTGTGTGATCAATTGGCGTGATCGTGGTATGGCCACAATGTTTGCTGTGGAATTACAACGTCGCAATCCCAAATTAAGACGATAAATCTCCTTTAATTTATCATTGTGCTAAATAACAGTATAGACAAGAAAGGCATAGTATGGAATACATCTTATTTCGACAGGACCAACAACCAGGCAAAAACGGCACTACCATGTGGCGACTCACATTCTACTGTATTGATGACGGCACCGAATGGGAAATGACCTGTGACAACACATTCAAGAATTTTAAACGATCGGGCTGGGATCAGGTATGTCATGCGGATGACAGCTGGGGTGTGTATTCAGATCTTAAAAGAACTGACAGGCGCACTAGAGAAGGTGCTGCTGTGGCCAGCGCCGACAGCAGAGCTAGACTGGTGTATCGCTGTAGAGATCACGACGAAGCCCTGCAACTGATTTCGGCAGATCTTGCCCTGCGCACCGCTACACAGTTTGGACAGTTGTTTGATTCAGGAGGTTCGGATGCCCGGACCTAATCACAACAGCAACCGGGGTCGGCGACTCAGTTGCTACGGCGTGCCCAGACCACACACTGCCGGACCCAGACCTCAACTGTGGAAAACAGGACCTGATCCTGTGGAACATCGACAGTATTTGACTTGGCTACAACAGCGCAATCAAGCACAGTGGCGTGAAGAAGGTTGGACCATTGACTTTGACACATGGAAACAGATCTGGACCGATTCGGGACAATGGGCTAATCGTGGTCGTGAACGGGGCACTTATTGCATGAGTCGCTTGGACTGGAGTCTGCCCTGGACAGCAGACAATGTGGCCATCATCACCAGAGAAGCACATGCCCGCCTGCAGGGTCTGGCTCGAGCCCAAGGTTGGTCCAGCACAGCACAAAAGCGTCGACGAAATCGCCCTCAATCCAGTTCAGGAGACACAGAATGAAACAGGTTAAAAATTCAGATTTAGAACAGTATAGTCATACCACAGCAGACTCATGGCGTTGGCGTCCGGCTGCTGGATCAGATGTGGATGCTTTGGTTCGACTCAGCTTTGAACAGATTGGACACGAAGTAGATGACATCTACACCATTGATCTAATTGAACTGGGTCGTAACATGTTGCTCAGCATTGTGAATCAGTTTTACAATCCCAAAAAAGAATTGTTTAGCCTGGCCGCTGATGTGGACACCGGTGAGATCATTGCTTACACCTGGGCCGAACGCGGTCAGTATGTGCCTTGGTCCACTGAAGAATGTATTGTGATTAGAATGAGTCAAGTGGCTCCGCACATCAGCAATAGAAAAAAGCTGTTCTTGTTGGCACAGCAGATCCGCATGTGGGAAGTTTGGGCCGCGGCTTGTGGTATCAAAATCATTGTGTCGGCCACCATACGTGCCAAACATGATGCGTTTTTGCGCCTGCACGAACAAGCAGGTTATACCATCAAAGGCAGCAGTGCCTACAAGCGACTCAGCACTGCAACTTTTGCTGTGGACATTCCAGTTGATCCGCACACAGTGGTAGCACACGGCACGTATGCACCACCCACAGCAGGTGAATATTATCAGACCACACCCGAACCGCAGATTGTGGCTATGGGTTCAGAACCCACGCTGGCAAGTTATAAAAAGTGACCCGACACAAGCTACGCATGCCAATTCGTTGATGCCTGGATTAGAAAGCCTGAAAATCATCCAGTTCTTGATAGGGTCCAGCAGGCTTAACTGATTTATTTAACCACAAAATGTATGACCAGGCCCAACAAGGTCACAATAATAAAGCCTGCCCACTTGAGATAGGTGGCCTGGGTTGTGGTTGTAATGTTTTCTACTGACTGTTTGATGTCACTGACCATCACGGTCAGTTGATCCAAACGATCATCCACTTCGTCAAACTTTCTGATCAGTTGACCGTAGCGTTCGGCACATAGATCCACGTGCAACTCTAGGTTGGTCTTTTCAGCCGCAAGATTTTCAATCACAGAGAGTTCCTTCATGATCACTCCAAGGTCACTCGCAACATCCACAAGCTCTTTTCTATGTCTAGTGCTTGGTCTTGTGCGTAGTTGCTGATTTCTTCCAGCCCTTCGTCTGTGGCTGTTTCAATCAGTTGCTTAAAATCATCCAACAGCATTTCCAAATCGGTCTGCACCTGTGCCAGCAATTCATCTGCTGTGCCTTCTATGGCTGTGGTGGGCATACGGCTTTCAGTGACCACTTCGAATATGTCACACGGCATGTATTCACCCATGCTGCGTAAGATTTCGCCTATGCGGTCAATCTGCTCTTGTCTGCGTTCATATATGCCTTGTAGCAACTTGTGGTCACTGCGAAAGTTGCGTCCAGTCACATTGGCATGTGCTGCATGGCTACGAAAGTAGGCCACAAAGTTGTCTCGAAACAGTTGTGTTAGTGATTCTACAGTGGTCATGTTTAATAGGCCTGGTTATACTGTTGTAATTCTGCTGGTGTCCAAGGACGACCAGTTGCTGGATTGATTTCCTGACCGCGCATGGGTCCTTTTTGTGGAAACGGATAATTTTGTCCCACATTGCCCGGCATGGCCATTGCGGCAATGCCACCTGCTGCTCGGGCATATGGTGCCACAGCTTCAGCAACCGGTGCCACTTTGCTTGCGGCAATTTCACGCATACGTTGAGCAATTTCTGCGCCACGTTGCAAGACACTGGGTGCCTGTGCAGGAGCAGCAGGTGGCATTGCGGCAGGAGCGGCAGGTGCTACTGGACCCATGGCAGGTCGCATGGGTTGACCGCGAGCATCCAGTATTGGTGATGCGGCAGGTGCAGGAGCGGCACGAGCAGCCTGGGCGGCCAAGCGTTGATCAAATCTTTGTTGCAATCCTTGTGCCTGTGCCATTTGTGCATTGGCCTGTGCTGTTCTTGCTTCGGATGCGGCTTTCATGGCGTTGAAACCTTGTTTGGCCATACTGGCTCCGTATAAGCCTGCTCCTGCCAATGCTGCTCCACCAGCATAAGGTGCAACCGCCAACCCAGCGGTGGTGGCCATCTCACCCAATGATGTGCTGCTGGCCTGGCCTTGATCAGCACTGGGCGGAGGAGGAGGAGGAGGTGCCGCACCAACAGGACCCGGTGTCGGTGCCTGTTGTGCTTCGTAGGCATCAATTTCTTCGTCTGTATAACCTGCCGCTCGTGCTTTTTCTCTATCAATGGCCATATTATCGTCTTTCAAATGAACTCAATGGTGGACGCTCTGCGTTGCGACTATAGCCACCAAAAACAAACTGTCCTGTGCTTTGATCAAATGTCGGCACTGGGTAGTGATCTCTAAACGCTACAATTGTAGCATTGTTGTTTCGACCATCGCGATTGTATTGACCCAAATATTTTGCACGATCTTCGTATACTTTACGATATGAAGCATCCAATCGGCTCTTTTCAGCGTTCCATGCACGATCAAATTCTGCTCGTGTGCGTAGTTCTGGATTGCGTTCAGCAAACACAGACTTGTATGCGGCCATGTCGCTTTGGAACTGGCTGCGTGTGAGATTGGTCAGCGAAGCATACAGGCCCTGACGCAACACATCAATGCCGGCTTCTTTGGCCATACGCTGCTCAAAGTCAGTGATGGCGCCTACAGGAGCAACTTCACGAATCAACAGCGGAGTAACTTCACGCTGGCGTTGTAGTTGAATCTGCAACACTTGTTTCATGCGGTCATCCAGACCGGACTGTTTGATACGAGCACTCATATCATCAACCTTGTCAAAACTACCACCCACAATATCTCGGAATATGTTTTGGAATTCGCGAGCCTGACTGCCGGTGCCGGACAACAAACCAGCAATCTCTGGATTGTTCAGCACACCATCTGGGCCAGAAATTTGATCTCTGCGAATGCCAGCCAATCGATTGCCAGCATCTGCTTTGGGCAAAATATCATCGTTCTTGAACTTGACATATGCTTGTTCATCTTCTCTACGAACCAGCACTGGTGTTTTGGCTGCTTCTGCACCGGCAGCAAGTGCTGTTGCTGTTGGCCGTTGTGCAGGCACCGCTGCTGGCGCTGCTGGCGCTGTTAAAGGAGTTGGAGCAACTGCACCGCCTGTTGCTGGTTGACCACCGGTTGCTGGCGCGGCTGCTGGTTGACCACCGGTTGCTGGCACGGCTGCTGGTTGACCACCACCAATCTGCGGAGCAACCAATGGAGTATCATTGGGTTGCAATGGTGCAAGACCTTGACCAACCAACAACTTGTTGTAATCTTGTTGGATAGTCATTTGCTGCTCAGCCGTTTTGCCTTGCAACTTGATGTTCATGTCTTGTATTAATTTGTTTCGTTGATCAGATGCTGTGCCAGAACTAGTCTGTGGCCTAAATCCTGTGAGAGGTTTGCGTCCAGTATCAGTTTGAACAAATTGTTGGTTGGGATTGGTTTTGCTACGATATACTGTTCCAACCTCTCCAGTTTTATCATTTACAAACGTGCCACCTACAATATCAAAATCTTTGCCTGTTCCACCCAAATACTGAATTAATTGGTCAGTTGGAATTTCCTTACCATCAGCAGTTATACCAGACTTTGGCAGGCCATCTGGGGCTTTTCTAATCACAACAGCATTGCCATCTTTGTCTGTGGTAGTTTCATAAGTGTCATTGATGCCCATTTTGTTCACAACATCTCTGGCACCAGATTGAAAACCAATCAAGTTGAACAAGAATGCCTGAGCAACACGGCCAGCAGTTACGCCTTCACTGCGATCTTGTAGAATTTTAGCCAGTGCGCGACCATCACCTGAATCTTTAGCCTTGGTAATTAGTTCCTGTGCCTGTTCATTTACTCGTTGATTTCGAACAGTTTCGTAAACTTGATCCTTGGCTAATTTGCGTTCAAATGCTGTATATTTGCCTGAGTTGTCATCGGCAATGGCCAATAGAGCTTGTGGATTTTTTTGGTTTTTAACAAAGTCTTGTCCAAACGCACCCATTTGTTCCACTGCCACACCACGTGCAGGCAAGGGGCGGTTGTCGGGACCCACAGCAAATGTTTCACCAGTGGGTGTGGTAACAAGTCTATTGCCCTGATCATCAATTTGCACAGAACCTTGCGCTGCGGGTGCAGGTGCGGGTGCAGGTGCGGGTTGACGTTGTAATTCGGTCAATTGTGCTTGTGCTGTGGCTTTTACATTGTCAGGATACGATCCATTTACAATGGCCGTTAATCGGTCTGGATTGCCTTGAGCTGCGGACAAATCGGCTGCCCAAGGAGCTGTGGTTGTTTGTGGCACAGCTGGCCCAAATACTTTTGGCAAATAGCCTTGTGTTTCTTGTGGCAATTGTGCCACATTCATCTGACCCGCATTGGCCTGCACGTTTTGACCCACACGACCTGGTCCGGCATTGTAGGCTGCAACAGCGGCTGGATTGCCTGCACCAAATCGATTTTGCATACCATTGAAGTAGGCTTGACCAAAATCACGATTTAATCCTTCGATACCCAACAGTTGTCGAGCTGTGGCTTCATCACGTGTGGCCACTGGTATGCCGCGTTCAGTAGCCATGTCAAATATGTTCTTGACACCATAGCCAGGTTGCATGGCTGTGCTGGGCATGACTTGGCCTACACCCATGGCACCCTTTGGACTGGTCAGCACACCACCTTGTGCGTTGAATTGGCGCCCACCTGATTCTGCTTGAATCATACGATTGTAAATATCGTCTGGTCGGACTGGACCACTCACAGTGGGTGTGTTGGGTTGACCTGCACTCAAGGCCTGTGGAGTTCCAGTGATGGTCATCTTTTGAGTGCCATCTGGATTGTAAGTTATTTTTTGGGTTACTGGTTGATTACGAGCCGCTTCTTGTTGTTGTCGACGTAGTTCTTCTTCACGTCGACGACGCAGTTCTTCTTCCGCGGTGGCCGCATCTATTATTGCAGTATCATCCGCCACGGTGTAATTGCCCATTGCATCTATTGCCATATTTGTTTACCTTAGAATGGTTTAGCTAAACTGCCAAAAGCACCACCAAGGCCCATTTGATAGCCTGATTGGTTGCTGACTTGGGTGCTGCCTTGTGTGCCACGGAAGTCCGGAGTGTAACTGCCGGCTGGTGTGCCAAATATCACCGATGCATATTGATTATACAATTGCTGTGGAGTCATTGCGGCACTGACACCTTGTCCGGCTGCACCTAATGCCTGTCCAATTCCACCTTGACCCAAACTTGCCAAGGTTTGGCCTACGCCTGCACGTTGTGCTGCAATTTGTGCTTGAATGTCGGCTGCGGCCTTTTGCTGTGAGGCTTGTGTTTGTCCAGCCAGGGCTGTTTGTGCCAAGGCACTACGTGCTGATCCCAAATTGCCAGCACCACCAAACTGTGCCTGTTGTGCGGCCAAGTTTTGCATGTATTGTTGTTGCGCTGGCATCAAGGCATTGCGAATTTGATTCTGTTCGTAATCACTGCTGAACAGACTTTCTAATCCTGATATACCTGTGCGTAAGGCACTTTCACCTGTGGATCCCAGGGTCTGTTGTGCTTTGCCTGCTGTGCCGGCCAAATTCTGTGCGGCTTGTGTTACACCAGGAGCACCTAGGTTATAAAGATCTGTGGCACCTTTGACTGCTTGTTTGTATGTGGGAGCAATTGTGCCGGTAAAAAATTCATTCTGTGCTTGAATTTGTGCCCGTTGTTCCGGAGTGATTTCTGGCGTTTGAACCACAGTTCCGCCTCCGCCTGATTTTCCTAATGAACACATGTTGTGTCTCCTGTAATATATTGTATATTTATTGCGTTCATAGTATTCCTAGTTAGTTAAGGCTTAAAGCCTGTGGGCGCCACTGGTCCTGGTGGCACATAGCCCTGTGTTGGATATTGACTGTAGCCTACAAAATTAGGATCCAGTGGTGTTGAATTGATTTGTGCCAACAGTTGATTTATATCATATTGACTTGGTCCAGCTTGTAAACCAAATCCTTGTGTGCCGGCTGCGGCCGGTATTTGATTGTAGGTTTCTCTGGGTTGGTTGGGTCCCACATACGGCTGCTGACCCCAGTAAAACTGTGCCTGATAAGGATTGGTTGTCTGATAGGCTGGTGTTGGAAATCCACCAGCAAACCAGCCAGGATTTTGTCCGGGATTGACCAAGGTGGCCGCACTGCCCCAATCAGTGGGCGGTATTGGTCCATACTCTCTTCGGGGCGGAGTAGTAGGCTTAGGTGGAGTCAAAACTCCATTGATCAAAATCCAACCAGCGGCAATTTTGGCCAAGTCACTGGCACTCATGCCTTCTACCACAGCTTTGCCATAGTCAACAATGGCTTCAGGCAAGGTGGGTGTAGGTGGATTGGTATAATTGGGATTTGGTGTTGGCACTGCATCTTCAACAGGTGGCAATCCATCTGCAGGAGGTGGCACAGGTGCGTCTGGCACAACTACTTCGGGAATTGGTTGACTTGGCGGAATAACTTGTTCCACAGGAGGAGTCAATGGTGGTTCAACCACAGGAGGTGTAGTAACTGGTGGTTGTGCTACAGGTGGTTGTGCTACAGGTGGCACTGGTTCAACTACAGGTGGTTGTGCTACAGGTGGCACTGGTTCAACTACAGGAGGTGTAGTAACTGGTGGTGTAGTAACAGGTGGTTCTACTGGTGTAGGACCTGGTGGCACTGGTTCAACCACAGGAGGTGTAGTAACTGGTGGTTGTGCTACAGGTGGCACTGGTTCAACTACAGGAGGTGTAGTAACTGGTGGTTGTGCTACAGGTGGTGTAGTAGTGGGTGAAACAACAGGTGGAACTGGTTCCACAACAGGTGGTTGTGTTGCCGGTGGTTCCACTGGTGTTGGTGGTTCCACAACAGGTGATGGCTGTGTTACTGGTGGCTGTGTTACTGGTGGCTGTGGTTGAACCGGAGCTGTTGGAGCCGCTAATGTTGTATTGGCTGCCGCAGCCGCACCGCCTGAACCCATAGCAGCCACAGCCACAGTGGCAGCCGCAACACCGCCCAGGGCCGCAATTTGAGATGCGGTTAGTCCTAATTCTCTAGTAGCGGTAATCACAACTTCAGGCAACTCGCCCGCAATTTCAGGCACAACTGATTTGACCACTTCCCAAGCATTGGCCGCAGGATTCCAAGTGGCCGCACCGGTATCAATTTGTTCTATGGTGGCCAAATCTGTGCCAGGAGTCATAAACTCTTTGATGGCCGAAGCAGGTGATTCTGCTGTGCCTGCGGATCCTGACATTTCAACACGATATGGCGTTTCCATATTGTTAAATTCAGGTGGTGCAGGTTCTACTGTGACTGATCCACCAGTGGTCATTTGTCCATCAATGCTAATGGGCTGACCTGAATTTACTGCTGTTTGTAATTCTTCTAAATTGACTGTTTTGCCTGAATCCAACACAACTTCTGGTCCATTGGGACCGTTGTATATGGTGCCAGGAGCACTGTCACTGATACCAGTTGATGTAATATTAGCCGGTGCTTGTGGCACTTCACTAATGGGTGCCACTGGTTCAGGTGCTGTGTATACTGGTTCAGGTGCTGTGTATACTGGTTCAGGTGCTGTGTATACTGGTTCAGGTGCTGTGTATACTGGTTCAGGTGCTGTGTATACTGGTTCAGGTGCTGTGTATACTGGTTCAGGTGCAATTGGTGG